ATATTTAGCCGGCTCGCAGTATGATTAAATTGTCTGTGCCACGGCCATTAAACTTGGTCTCAGTGGCTTTGATTTCCTTAAACACTTTACGAGCTCCGGGCTTGCCTCCAGTCAGCAATGCTTTGATTTGTTCTGCTGGTTTACGAAGCGTCTTTTGTTGGGTTTCTGCTGTGCTATATCCAACAATGCTATTGTTCTTCACACCAAACGTACCTAGATGCGAGTCTGCAACGACATGGATAAGCTTGCGTTTCTTAACATCAAACAGCCAAGCTTCGGATGCGTTAACAAGCCGGGTTGCATTTTCGCTAACCAATTTAAGTTCTGGAAACGCTTTGAGATACTTGAACTTAGCTACTTGACGTTCGGGAGGCACTGCCTTTTTCTTGCGTGGTTTACGTTCGACTTTCTTGATTTGCACATAAGCACCACAGTCCGTAATCACCAGTTCGGCAAACTTGATTATGCTTTTTAGTTGCACCTTATTGAAGTTGCTATAGCCTTCAACTAGGTCAGCATCTTTACCATTTGATACTTCTTCGAATTCCTTGAGGTAGCTTTTCCAAATGTTTGCAATCTCTCCAACCATCTGTGGGGCGATGTTCATGCTACGCATGGCCGCAACTGGTTTATAATCGGCGTTGAGCTTGCATCCTTTTATAATAAATTCGTCAAACATACCTTCAAGCTCACCTGCACATTCGCCTACTTTTGCACGGAGGCGGTCTTGGATGGTGATTGCCGGCACTTCTAATTTGTCCACTGTCTTAACAATACTCTTGGGTGCTGCAAGACATTTTGTAACATAGGCAGCAAGCCTTTCTTGCTCGGCAACACTTAATGGTAGCCCGGCTACGTTCATGCGACACAACCATCCCATGGTGTTAATAATCTGCTTGTCAGGCACTGTACGGAACAGTTTAGCATCTGCCACACGGCCACTACGATGCAGCCAATCAACCACAAAGTCATGTGCTTCTTTTTTACCATAACTGTAATTGTACCAATTGAATGCTTTGATAAGCGATGCTTGACGGTTTTCTGGCAATGCGGGTTTATCCCACGTTGGTTCAGGACCGGTAAATTTATCAAAGGAGCGTGGCACCATGCTTTTAACTCCAGCACGGTTCATCTCTGCTACCGCCATTGGTACTGGTACTGCGGTAGTTACAATGGGCTTGCTTTTTTGTGTAATTTTAGCCGGTTTGCTTTTTTGTTTAGTCATGACCATAAATGCTCCTTGGAGATTGTGATATTAAATCGGGTTCGGGTTCAACAAGCAAAGCACCACCCAACATTTGGTGATACAGTTCGGCCATGGATTTGATGTAAAACTGCATGACTTTACCTTTTTTAGTAATCAACGTATATTTCATTACTATCTCCTTGTTTTTTACTATACAAACATTATAGCATGATCGGTGTTTCTTGTCAACCATACAATAATCTTGCAAAAACTATATACTTTTCAAGCTGATCTAGCTGTTCTTCACACTGTTTATCCAGTTCATTGTACTTTCTTGTGATGTGGCGCTGCTGTTGGCATATAACAGCCTCTTGGCTGCGCAAAGTGCGTATTTTGTCCATGGCTCGAACCATACGGTCGAGATCCTGCCGTGCTTGTTTATTGCGCATGGTTTTAACCAGGCTGGCGGCATGTATATAACGAGTAGCAAAATCTGTCATGGTTTACATTATAACAGGTGTTTATATTTGTTGTCAAATTACTTATAAATATATTCAGCAATAGGAGAATCAAAATTCCAAGATTAAGTATGTATCGTCCAAATAGGACGTCTGACTATCAATTTCTTGATCGTACCATCAAAGAGATGTACACCGTTGGCGGTTTAGATATTTACATTCACAAATACCTGGGACCAATTGTTGATACCACCGGCACAGGTAATGCAGATGCTACACTTCCGGTTTATGATACTACTAACCCATTATTCATTGAGGATCTGCTGTTATTAGAAAACCGTGATCGTGCATATGACCCAAATGTTTATATTATGCGTGGTGTGTATAACACTCAAGACATTGATTTTGATCTTACACAGTTTGGACTATTCCTCAACAACGATACAATATTCATAACCTTCCACTACAATAATATGATCGATATGTATGGTAGAAAACTTATGAATGGCGATGTAATCGAAGTCCCAAATCTGAAAGACTATTATCCATTAGATAGTGCCATTGCTCGCGCTATTCCAAAATATTATGTGATCCAGGATGCTTCATATGCCAGCGAAGGATTTAGTCAAACTTGGCTACCACACCTTTGGCGTGTGAAGGCTACTCCAATGGTAAACGCTCAAGAGTATAATGACATTACTAACAAGCCGTTTGAGCCAGAAAACATATGGGATAATGGGAATTTTTATCCTGCCGGTACAATAGTAAATGCTGGTGATGTGTATTATCGCGCTAAACAAAACGTACCTGCAGATATTGATATTACCAATACAGCATATTGGGAAGTTAAAACACCCAATACCATTGCCGAGGTTACTTCTACACGTAAGAAGGATCTTGAGATCAACGATGCTATCTTGATTCAAGCTGATGCTGAAGTGCCACTTAGTGGATATGACAATGGCAAGTTTTATATTCTGGCCACTGCAGATGGACAACCTGCCGGAGCAGGCTTAACAGCAGACGGTTCTACTACAGTGGATGGATCACAGGGCGGAGAAGGCACTACACCCAAGGGGTTTGGTTATGCTCTGGGTTACTTAACTGGTGACGGCAAGGCGCCGAACGGATTGCCGGTAACCCCGGGTGTTAGCTTTCCGACCAATCCAGCTGCTGGTGATTATGCATTACGGTTAGATTATCTTCCCAATCGCTTGTTTAGATATAATGGCGCGATGTGGGTTAAAATTTCTGATTCTGTGCGCACCGATCTTAACAATGGTCCAGATAATTTGACCCTACGCAGTAGTTTTGTAAATAACTCAGCAGAAGTACCAACCACCGACCGTGGACCAATTCCGTCAAGACAGAGTTTAAGTGAGATACTTAAACCCAAGGCGGATAACGGTGGATAAGGAGATCTAAAATCCAATCTTACTTTTTTGACGAACAAATACGCCGTTACCTGTTGCAGTTTACCCGCATGGTAAGCTTGTTCCAGATTGAATATGGGCGCAACGAGCAAGGTACCACTGACTTGGTACGCGTACCTGTACGATATGGCGATGCCAGCAGACAGGCTCAAACTATTATACAACAGAACTCACGTAATAGTTTGCCAAGCACACCTTTAATGACATTTTATATAACTGGACTGGACTATGATCGACCACGTATGCAAGAACCGTACTATGTTAATAGAGTTGCTGTAAGACAACGCACATACGATACTAACACAGAAACATACGAAACAACACAAGGTAATGCATTTACCATAGAACGTTTAATGCCTGTACCATACAAGCTAACTATAAATCTTGATATATGGACATCTAATACTAATCAAAAAATGCAATTGTTTGAACAGATTGCTACATTGTTTAACCCTTCATTGGAAATACAAAGCACAGACAACTATCTTGATTGGACTAGCTTGAGCACTGTTGACCTTGAAAAAGTAACTTGGTCAAGTCGGACAATCCCGCAAGGAACTGATGATGCAATTGATATCATGACCATGACCTTTAGCATTCCAATTTGGATCTCATCGCCTGCTAAGGTTAAAAAATTAGGTGTGGTTGAACGTATCGTGGCAAGTATATACGATGCCAAGGGTGATGCAGCCAATGCTATACTTGATAACGATTTGTTAATGGGCACACGGCAACTGTTTACGCCTTACGGATATCAAGTGGTACTCATTAATAATATATTACAAGTATTGCGCCAACAGCAAGTGGTAGATGCACCAAATGATAGTTTAGCATTGCCAGACTTGGTTTATACAAGTAATCTACTATGGACAGGGGTAATTGGAGTGTACGGCGCATTCCGCCCAGGTATAAGCCAAGTACGATTAGATCAACCAGACGGTAGCCAAGTTGTGGGTACTATAGTATTACAACCAAATGATGATCGATTTGCTATATTCACCGTTGACGAAGATACCATACCACAAAATACCATTGGCCCAATAGATGCCGTTATCAATCCTCTTGCCAGTGGGCCCGGTGACGGGTTGGATTCTAGTCTGCTTGGACAACGATATCTGTTTACCGAAGCAACCGGCAACGTTATCAACGTTGGTCCAGCTGTGGCGTGGCAAGGGACAAACGGGCACCAACTAGTAGCTAAGGCCAATGACATTGTTGAATACGATGGTGTGGAATGGGTAGTGGTATTTGAAAGTGCCACATCACAAAATACCATACAATATGTCACAAATATAACTACCGGCACACAGTATCAGTGGACCGGTAACTCGTGGGTTAAATCTTATCAGGGCCTCTATCCTGGAGGCGAATGGAGTCTGGTTCTATAAGTAATATTGGTAGTTGGTAAATGTATTACTATTGACTCGAGCATATACTG